TAGCCGTTGGCGAGGTATATTGACGGGTCGTTTGTAAACACGTCGCCGTCCGCCGTTTTTATCGGTCGCGGTGCTCCTCTGAGCTCGCCGTCCACAAGTTTTCCGTATATCATTTAATCACCCCCACGCAAAAGAGCCTGTGCCCTGATTGTATAAAGTCCGCCGTCTTATTAAATCGTACATACAAGGCACGCCGTCAGCATCGAGGCACGGGCGCATATCGCAAACAAGCTCGCCGTTTTCATAGAATCGGCAATAATAAATCTGTGATTTGCTCATATTGGTTGCACCCGTCGTAGTGTGTCGGGCAAAGAGATATATTGTCCGCTCGGGTCCGACATATCCCGCATCCTCAACCGTTTTTGTTCTTTCTTTACCCGCGCTGTCTGTCACTTTGAACAACTTCCCGATATTGCGCAAAGTTATCGGTTTTTGCATACCGTCTACATGGATATTGTTACCGTCACTGCCCCGTCCAAGCCATAGAAGTCCACCGGCAAGTACGATTACAAATTTATATTTTGCGTCATTCGAATCCATCGCCCCTAAATCTGTTCCGTTGTCCGTGTCGGGAGCGCTGAATTTAATCTCAACATCGCTGCTTGCGCCGTACCTGTAGCCCGTGTCTATCCACTGCGCGCCGGAAGCCTGCAAATAATCGACTGCGGTATAGCTACTCGGCAGTCCGCTCTGCGTCTCCGCCTCTTGCCATATAAATCTGCGCCTGTTCATGTGCCCTCACCGACCTTCTGAGCCGCCAGAACCTTGTCCTTGAAGCTGAGCTCCCATGTCTCGCCGTTTTTGAAATCGGGAGCTGTGCCGATATATTTTGTCTCGGCGGGAAGTGTGACGGTGATTGTCCCGCTCGCAGCGAAGGTCAGGCGCATCCAGCACTCAAACACGGCGGCCGAATAGCTCAGCGTTAAGGTTGATACGTTGGTGAGGCGGTATTCGGTGTTGTCGGAGAGAGTTATGACTGATCCTTCAGAGATCTTTTGAGTGGTTATAAGGTTGCCATTATACCTAAGAACCCCATTAGAATCAGAAAGACCATCAAGTACAGACTTATTACTATGCTCGTGGGCTTTTTGTATAAGCCAATCTAAAGCGCTGGATACTTTATTAATATCAGACGGGAAAGTTTCAAGAGTTGATGAAAAACCTACAGCAGAAGCGTCAACGTTTAAAAAATCAATTGTCCAACTATCTTGTTTATTGGAACCCATAATAAGTCCGCTATTGCCGTCAAACAATATAAATTCATAACTATCTTCAAACCGTATAGTTAATGGAAGCAAATATTGATCAGTTCTGTCTGTACAAACTGCCAAAACTTGCTTGCCCGCCTTGTAAGCCTCATCTATTTGCGCGTAGGTCTTGTCATGGGAAGTAACTGTATATCCTGCTCCTGGTTGTGATTGAATTTGCACATTAACCACAAGAAACTCAGTTCCCGTTGAGCCTCCGCTACCTAAAGCCTCGCCGTCATAGGTCGGCTTGCCGTCTTTTGACTCAGCAAACTTATCAAGCACCGCCTTGTTGGCGTGCGTATGCCGTGCGGCAGTGTTATGGTTGACCTCCGCTACAATCCCCGGCTGTTGCGGATCTATGTCGGTGTCACCGTCCGCCGCTCTGCAAAAGTGCAGCTGTACCATGCGCGACTTGTAGACCTGTTCATTGCCGATATAGCCGATGAGCGTCATACAGCAAAAAGCCGTCGCGGTAACAGCCGCGGGCAACGGGTAAGCAAGGGCTCCGTTTGACATTTTTGGTATTATCTCCGACACGCCGCCGGGCTCGAAGCAGAGGCGATACACAGCCTCATCCGGCATGATAGCCGGTGGAGTGATAATAAGCTCCGTGGCATTATGTTCGCCGACGATACCGGCCTCACAATCATATCTGTGCTCGGCAAAGTTAAGCCTGCACTGTCTCATCCTCTCCAACAACATTCTCACCTGCTTCCTTTTTTTCGTCTTCGCTGTCTTCTTCGAGTGAGGACAGCAGTTTGTTGAGTTCCTCCTTTATGCCGAGGCATACCATCCGACAATTTTCGTATGTCTTCTGTTCGGCTTCGATTTCGGATATGCGGGTTTTGATTTTTTCTACTGCTTTTGAATCTGTCATAACATTAGGCTCCTCATGTAATCTTTTTTGCTGCCTTGGTACCCCATTTGGCATAAATTCCGTCATTGCCAACGATAATATCGCCGGTATACCCTTTGTATGTCTTGCCACTCGTGTCCTTCCATGTACCACCCATCAAGCGCATTGTAATCTCGCCTGCGGCGTTTTTATAAAAATCAACGCGCGCCTCCAATGTGTCCAACCCGCTCGATGCTCTGGCACGATTGCGCAGTTCTAAGGCCGCTGTGCCACGATCGATGCTTGCATTGTTTTCGGTCACTGCCACGGTACCAATGCCCAAACCGACTGTGTATTCAGCCTCGCCAATCTTTTTGTGGTGTATCAGACCTGCAAATTGGTTTTCCAGGCATTCATTCGTCTCAACCATTTGTCTGATGCGTGTTTTATTGGCTTCAATGAGCATATAATCCGTTGACCAGCTATGGGCAAGATTAAGCACAACAGGCTTAACAAGCGAGGCAGTATTTTCGGACGTTCCAAACCTGAAGCCTTTCGACGTGCTTCCCGAGCCGGAAGGTTCGGGGGAGGCAAAGGTGACATACCAGCTGGCAGAAGCCGCGGTTGAATAGAGCAGTGTGTCGAGTATCGACAGGTATTTATAGCTCGTTCCTTGTGATTGATTGAGAGCTTGGTATAATTCGAGATAGCCGGCCGAGAGATCCGTCTTAAAGTCCTCTCTTTCAGCCGTAAAGGAACCGTTCTCGATTTTTACACCCTGCGCATTTATCGTCGTTGTCGCGTTGCTCAGCTCGGACGGGGAACCGAGATTATCAAAACGTATGTTGATCTCATTGCTCAGCTGCTCAATGGTTGACGATGTAACGTAGTCGCCCTCAATTTTAGTGACGCGAGACTGTATGCTGTTTGAAGTCTGTTTCAAGGTGCTTACCTCACCCGACAGGCCACTCATATTCTGCACAAGCGTTTGTATGCTAAGGTTCTGGTGGTCAACCTGCAGCTGTACCTTTTTAAGTGACTGTATAACGCTGCCGGCCATTTTGTAATCGGTTTTTCTGACTGTCTGAGCCTCTGCGGAAAGCTTTGACCTGATACGCGCAGTAGTTTCTATTTGCAGCACCGTCGCCGCGAAATATGTCCCGTCTTTATCCTGGACGCTTATGGTGTCGTTCAAATCAAAAATATAATCATCAATGCAGTCAGTGATTTGAAACGGAACAATCGACATCCCGAAGATCTGCGCGGCAACGGTTTTTATGCTGCTTTCGCGCGTCTTGTCGATGAAAGGATTGTCATCTATGCGCCACTGACAGAGATTCTCCGGTGCGGTAGTCGGATACGTGATATCGTCATCATATCCGTCGTGTCCGAAAACCAAAGAGTTTATTGCGCCGAATTTCGGTTCTTTTGAAACAGTCTTATACCGCGATTTGCCTATCTTAATCCCGGTGTTGCTTGGTTTACTTATCCGCAGACCGCCCGTGCGGCTTATCTGCGCTATGCACCCTCCGAGCTCGGCCGCGCGAGAAATGAGCTCGCGGTCAGTCATGGAGGCATCCATGTTAGGCGCTTCCGTCAGCTTAAAAGTCGACATAGGAAACGTAGCTGTTTCCAGTGCAACGCCGTGTCGCTGGCAGATCTCCTTCACGAACGCTCCCAATGTCGTCGGGTAAGTCAGCTTGCCGCCGTATGCGCAGTCAAAAAGCACTGCACGGTCAGTACCTTTAAAAGATATCGACCGCGCAGTTTTATTGTTTGTGATATCCTCATCCTTTGCAGTAAAAAGGCCCATCGGAATCCATGTCACCGCACCGTCTATCTCAAGGCCGCGATACACCGACACTTCTTTTCCGTTAAGGTTAACAGAGCCGTTGAGATTGTATATCTCGAATTCACAGCTCTTTGACGGGAACCCGCCTATCATTTTACTGTTGGAATGCGATATCTTCGGATATGTTTTCAAATACTGCTGGCCGGTATAAGTCGCATTTCCGACTACTATTTTTGACTTCGGCACACGGACCCTGGAGGATGCTATGTAGTTTTTATAGCTTGTACTCGCTGCGTACATATTTCGCCCTCCTTAGCTGTTCGGAACGGTCTGAACAAAGCGCAGTTCGAACGCCTCAATGACGTATTCGCCGTTAATCAGCGCGTGTGCCGTCACTGCATCAGAAACCGGGTACATCGTCTTGGTCAAGAACGCACCGGCACGAAGATCGTAAAATTTTACAGTACATTCGGTCATCGCTCTGACCTGCAGGATTTTTCTGATTTCCGCCTCGGTTTTATCCTTTTCAAAGGTCAGAACAAGCTTATCGCGCTCCGGCAAAACCTCACGAATCATCAGATTTTCATCGGTTGCTCCCGACCCTTCCGAGTCGGTCTGCGGATATTCCCAGCCTATTCCGTCGGCTTCGAGCGTTATGCTGCCGTTTATAAGCACTTCATATTTTTCCACGCATTACACCTCCAAAAGGATCCTGCCCTCGGCAACCTGGGCTTCGTTGATAGTCTTGATAATCGTTCGGCCGTCGGGGTAATGGATAAGCAGTTCGATTTGCAGTTTGACCTTTTGAGCAAGTCCTCCGACTTTGGCAAGTGCAAGCTCGACCTGCTCGCGAATCTTAGATTCGGGCGACACTATTTCGCCCTCGCGGGTGTTATCGCCGACTATGGCGAGCTGCGGATTGTTGGCTGCCACCCAGGCGCCCTGTGCCAGACGCGGAAGCTTCACGGCGGGAATCTGTTTTATGTTAAAGCCTAAAGATCTCCCGCCTATTCCGGGCACCCAGTCAGGCACATCCCACCGGATTGAATTGAAACCATGTATCAGCTTGTTTATACCGCTGCCGATACGGTTCACGAGGTTTTCAAACAGAGCTATTATGACATTGAGCGGAGCTTTTGCGCTCGCTGCCATAGTGTCAAACGCGCCCTTGAAGATGTTTTTAATACCGCTCCACGCCTTTGACCAGTTTCCTGTAAAGACGCCCGTTATGAACTGTACAATGCCTTTCAGCACTGTAATTATCCCGTTCGCGCGGTCTATAAAGCCGGCTATTATGGGCTCGACAACATTCATCATATTCCGAAAACAGGTAACGACGACGGGATAAAGGCGATCCTGCACCCACTTTACTAAGGGCATGATGACCTTGTTGTAAATCTCAAGCGCATCCTGTACCAATTCCAAAACAAATCCGGCAAGGTTATCCGCCAACGGCTTTATATGCTCCGTCCACAGCCGGGTTGCCGTAGCCATAATGGTGTTCCAGCACGGTTTCAGAGAGTTGTTCCAGGTGTTTAAAAGCGAGTTCTTAACGTTCTCGATAGCAGCTCTGATGTTCTCAAAAATCGGCGCACCGTATGTTTGCCATTTGTCGTATACAACATCCCATGTGTCGCGGTAAACCCACATGAAGACGCGTAACGCGAGAACCGCACCTTCGCGCCAAGTTTTGTCAAAAATCTCTTTCACCGAGCCGTATAATGTTTCCAATGTTTCTACGCATTCGGTGTAAAACTGTGTTATCACCGGCAGACCCTTTGTTATAAATTTTTTAAGACAGGGATACACCGCAACATCCCACAAATCGGAAAAGACCGTATTTGCGCTGTCGTACAGTCCCAAAAAGATATCCGCTGCCGCGTGACAAAACGTTTCAAAAAACTTTTTCACATCTGTCGACGCCCAATTTTTAATAGGTGATTCGAGTTTGCGAAGATCCTCCCAAACCTTTTTGAATATCTTTTTTGTGCGCTCAACCTGTCGCTTGAGCTCTTGCCGCTCCTTTTCAAATCCCGCAGCAAAGCCCTCCCAAAAAGTCGAGAGCTTTTGCTTCAGCTCATCAAGACGGGTGTCAACAGCGGAAACGCCGCTTGTTATCGCCGAGGTTGTAGGGTCGGCAGCCGTCACTCTGGAAGAACCTCCGGCGCCTGTATCCGATGAGCTCGACTTGCTCAGCACATTGATTTCGTCGTAGGCCGCAAAGGCTTTTCTGACCTTTTTTACGGCTTTTTCAGCCGCAGTGCCCGTGTCGTCGATAGCCTCGGCCGCTTCGGCCGCTCCCGCGGCCACACCGCCGAGTGATGTCACATCCGGCATCTCAAGCCCGATTGAAGCCATCACAGTTTTCAGCAGACCTAAAAACTTCAGCAGCGCGTCGAGCGCGGTTTGAATTGCCGGGATAAACAGGTTCAGAATCGGGATTATCACATTGCCGATTTCTGTTTTTAGCGAGGTAAATGTTGCTGACAGTTTTGCCACCCGCCCCGCAAAAGTAGTAGCGTATTTGGCGGCGTCGCCTGTCTGCCATTTTGTCTCTTGCAGAATACCGTTGACCTCGGCTTCTATCTTCTGCTGCTGTGTGAGAGCGTTTGAGGTTGTTCCGATGGATTTGGCATAGTCATCCCACATCTTCGCCACGTTCTTGGTCACACCGGCGTTGTCCACAAGTATGGAGTTTTCATTCTTCAGACCTTCTGTCGCCGTTGATATTGCGTCACCGTAGGAATAGGAAGCCTGACGGCCGAACGCCGCGGCATCTTTCAGCGCGGTCATCGTCTTTTCTATCTGCTCGGTATTGTACCCGCGCGCCGCAAGGTTCTTGTATGCCGTCACAGCGTTGTTAAGAGGCACAAGGCCGTCAGAAATATATTCCTGGATAAATCTGTTCGCTTCGCTGAAAGACTTCTTCTGCCCGTTCAGGATGGAACTCAGACCCATCCACGCGGACTGCGTCTCGCTCGCCACCTCAACACACTTTTTGCCGAAAGAAACGACGGCAGCCGCAGAAAACGCAATGCCTATTGCCTTGCCGACCTTGCCCATCGTGGACGAAAACACGCTCTGAGCCTGTCCCGCGGCGCCCTTTATTTCTTTTTTGAACGCGCTTTGATTCGCCTTTATGTCAAAGAAAACAGAACCGACATTTGTGCCCAAAGGCATATTCTCACCCCCCTGCAAGATTTTTAAAGAGCTGTTGGAACTGTTCCAAGGTCATTGTGTACTGTACGCTCTCCGCTTTCGCGGCGCGGAACCGCTGCCACTTTCGGCGGATATCCTTCTCGGCATTCATCATCTCGCGTATCTTCTTCGGGTCCTTTTCGGATCTGACCGAGATAACATATCCGAGCGGCGTATCGTGCATAATGCCTGCCAGCAGTTTCCTGTACTCCCTGACCGATATATCTTCCGTCAGAAGCCTAATACCGTACTGTTTGGCAAATGACGCTACAATAAGCGGCTCGTCAAACTGCTCGTCGTAGTAGGCTTCCTCGGTTAGTTTTTTCTTTCTTTTGCTGCTTTCTTGAGGTCTTCATAGTCCTCGCCGGTTATGGCTGCCATAACATAGTAAGACAGATTCATATAGCCGGAAACGGATATGTCGCCGTTTACCAGCTCGGCAACAGCTTCCTTGCCGAGCGCAAGGGTGAGAATTTCCATGTCGGAATCGTCTCCGCCCTTTTCCTGCGCCTGCTGAATTTTGTCCCATGTGGACTTTCTGTCATCGACGAGATAGAGCTTATCGCCGATTTTAAGCTGCGGATGATTGTCACCCGAAAGAATGGCATCGCCCGTGTCGATTATTCTCATGCTGCTTTACTCCTTTAAATAAAAAATACGGACTGCCGCGAATCACGCAGCAGTCCTGAAATTATGAGCCCGTAGCCGGTGTATAGGTCGGCTTACCGTTGCTGATAAGGTCAAACGCCAGGGGGTTGACGGCGGTTGCATCGTCACCGGCATAGTCGCTCACCGAGACGACTACATCGCCCTCGAAGGTGGCACCGTCGGGAAATGTCACCTTGATTTTTGAATCGCAGTCGCGTCCGTTTTTGAGCGCCAGTCCTGCGATATAGTCATTGCCGGGGTCTCCTATGCTGCGCTTACCGTTCATGGACAGGGTGTACGACTTCGCGGTCGCCAGAGCTCTCTGCCAGCCGTCCTCGGTGATTGAGTTCCAGGTCTCTACGCCGGTCTCAATCGAAAGCTTAGCGTTTTCCATGTCGGCTATCGGTGCGAAGGTCGTGCCGGTTGTGCAGATCTCTATGTCGAGATCATACACGGGAAAAACTCCTGAAAAATTAGGCATGTTCTCACTCCTTTTTACTTGTCATAATAAACATCGAACTCGAAAGAGTATTCATACACGCCGTTGCCGTCGGTTCCCAAGTCGATGGGGCCGTCATAGCGAGATATTATAAACGCTCTTTGTCCGTCGATTTCAAAATCCTTTTCATCGAAAAAGTCGTATATGCTTTGCGCCTTGCCTTCGGCGGAGTCCGCATTGCGCGTCCAGCGCAGCAGGACCGTAACGGGCAGCACACCGTAACTCCGGTTGACCTTGCCGCCCACCGTCTGCGTCTTTGCCGCACCTAAGCGGGAACGATAAAAGCAAACTGCCCTCTCAACATCGCCGTCTATCTTACCGATAGAGATGTTGTCCGTCCAACTGTATGCGGTTTTGAAAAAGTCTCTCAATGCTTTCAGCGTCATCCGCCACAGCTCCTTTGCATAAATCTCGCAAAGACCCGCTTTGCGTAATCCTTCTTCCGGCCTGAAATGTACGGCTCAAACCACGCTCCTCCCGCCTCTCTGTTTTCAGCCCTGCTGAAATTGTATTCGGGATGAAAATAGAGCCTGCGGGCATACGGTGTATCAGACACGATATAGACCTTGCCGGTCTCCGCCTCTTTGTCGTCGACAAAGGTAGAGCGGTTCTGCAGCTGTCCGGTCTTGAACGGCATCGTCTCCGACTGCTGCAGATCCGTTTTAAGCGCGTCCGCTGTTTTTGCCAGATTTCGGGTAACCGCTTTTTCGATGTTTTTTATGTTTGCAGTGTTGAGCTTGACCGTGACCTTCATTTCAGCTCAAACTCCGTGTGGTTCACCGTACCGTCGGGATTCTTCGCTCGGATACCCGAATATATCGTCATTTCGCGGCCGCTGACAGTAACGGTGCCGCTCGATATTTCGCGCATCTTCGGTGCGATATCGCCCTTTACGATTACTTTGCCGACGAGCTCGGTATACTTGCCGTCTTTGTCGTACAGCCGCTTCCTGCGCTCCGAATATATGCAAGAGGTCTTTATCGTAGCCGCGGTCATCGGCTCGCCCTCCTCGCTGATATGCGGCCCATCGAGCTTTATCTCGCACGGTGTGACGCAAAGGAAGTCCGGGAACGGCAGTTTCTTAATGCTGTTTGCCATCATGATATCCTCCCTGTAAGTCCGGTCTGCTGCAGCAGGGCATACGCTACGGGACTCATTCCGCGGCTCTCATAGACCTTGCCGGAATCCTCGACCGTAACGCTTATGTCAAGCACGCTGTAGCTCTGTATGCCGGCTCCGTCATACCCGTTTTCGCGGATATAATCAGCCTGATAACACGCGGCGAGCTTGATTCTTTCCTGCTGGAACGCGGTAAGGTTTTCAAAGCCACGACCTTTAATTCGATTAAATGTCGCCTCATCGATCTTTATTTCGGCCAAAGCTAAGGAGGCTTCGATTTCACACGAAGCCTCCTGCTGACCGTGGGGAAAAGATTCTAAGTAGAAATTGACGTCAGCATACATACCGCATCAACTCCGTCAGGCGATATCGGTGTCGACAAACACGCTGTCGACCTTGTTATCCTTGCCGTTGGGGAATACGAATACATCGGAGAAAGCACGGTTCTGATACAGCCAACCGTCGCCCTCGGTGTGCGCTCCCGGTGCGAAGAAGTAAATACTGTTGACCTTCGGCACGAATTTCGTTGTAAGCGGTGAGGCGATCAGAACGTTGATCTTGTTCGAGCCTGCGGTGTCCACCTCATAATAGCTCGAAGTTGAGGGGTTTCCGGTAGGGGTCTTAACGGGGGTGTATGTGTTGTCGCTCTTGGTGTAGTAGGTCTTGCCGGCCACAACGCTGGTATCGGTTGACGCCTTATAGGTCGTCTCTGCCGGCGCGAAGCCGCCATCCTCGCCGTCGAAATCGAAGGTGTCGTAAAACACTTCATCGTCGATGACCTCGAAGACCGGCACGCCGTCAATCTTTGTGACGCGGGTCTCGATGCCGATGCCGCCCTCCGCTATCTGGGTCATCTCTATCTTCTTTGCAAGCTCGGTGCTCTGCTCAAGCAGATCCATTATCTCAGACCTGACGTAGATGACAAGCGCACCCATCGCCTTGTATCTGCGGAGCTTGCCGGAGCCGAGCGCCTTCTTGATTTTGGTGAAGACATTGGCCGCAGTGTAATCGCTGAGCTTTGTTTCGGTATGATAACCGTCGAGCTTCTTTGCCTGCGCCGCGACGCGGGAGAAGAAGAGGGCGTTAGCCTCGGGCACCTCCTGCGTGCGGACAAAGGTCTTGGAGATATTCTCCATCGACGCTGTCGCATTGGTCTCATCGACATCGAGCTTATCGACAAGGAACTCTATGTCCCTGTCGTGCGTGAGGGTGAACGGAACATCCGTCTGCACGAAGGCTCCGCGGTTCCAGCCGCCGTTTCTGTTGTGGCTCTTGTAGCCGCTGGTCGACATCTGGGTAAAGTGGAAGGTCTTTGCCGAGAGCCACTTCACTGCGGTCGTAATAAAGGGAGAAATGAGCGAATCCTGCGTGAGGATCTCGAGAAGCTCAGGCTCCCATCTTTCTGCGTAGTTTGCCGTGTTAGGCATTTTTCAACACTCCTTTAGTAGTTAAATCTGTTCCAGCTCTTTTGAGCTGTCTTCTTGGCGGGTGCTTTCTTGCTCTTGTCCTCCTGACCGTCCCCGCCTATGGTGAAACCGGGTCCTCCGTCCTCGGCCTTGTCGGTCAGTTCTGTCCATGTTTTCAGCAGTTCGGTGACTGCGGCGGAAGCTTTTTCGCGGCTGAATTTGCCGTCATCGTCGAGACAGTCCTGACGGTCGATGAGTTTGACCGCTTTAGACACCTTGTCCGCTTTGACATGTGCCGCGAGCATCACCGCTTCAAGAACGGCGTTTTCGGCCATTTCACGAGCCTCGGCGAGTTCGGCGGCTGCTCGGGAGTTCTGCTCCGCGCCGTCCGTCTCCGGCTCTTCCTGCTTATCAAGCTGCGCCTTCTCGATAAGCTCTTTGACCTTCGCCCTGTCGGTCTTCTCGGTTATACCTAGCTCCTTCATAAGCTTGGCGACTGCCTTCTTGCTGTTCTTGACACTGATGTTGTTTACTTCCTCGTCGGTATACTTCTTTTCGGGCTGAGACTGCTCTTTCTGCTCCTCGGCGCCCTGTCCCTCCAAGGTTTCGACATCCTTTTTTTCTTCTGCCATTTTTTACTCTCCTTTTCTCAGTTAAGGTCAACTGTTCCCCTGTTTACGATACAGGCAAACGTTTTTTGGATATAAAAACAGCGCCCTGCAGTCAAATGCAAGACGCTGTAATTATTAAGTTGTGAAAATCGAGGTGTCAAAGCTGTTATTAACTAAAGCTTTCTGTTCCTTGTTACATCCATCTTTGAAGATAATACAATTCCATAGCTGCGTATTTTTCTGTATCAGTTAATCCTCTGCCAGAAGATATTTCGTCAGACAAATTATACTTTTTTACTGCTTTCTTAAACCTCTCTTTGTTTTCTGCAGTGTCATTGGTATTTTTAAAAGCTTTATCATCAGATGTCAATCGATTAAATTCACACAAAGACATATCGTCCGGCTTAATCTTCCGTTGCTTAATACAAGTAGGATCTACGGCAATATAGTCCAACGCCAGAAATTTTATAGTATCTTCGGTAAATATACTATGCAAAAGATGTTTTACAGTTTCCATTCCGCTACACTTCCTGTAATAACTTGGCAAAAATTCTGATACAATCCTTTTCACCATCATTATACACTTCGGCGCGCAAAATTTCAAGTGTTGTATTAGTCTTTGTAATAAACTCACTTTCAGCCCAGTTGTTGGTAATTAACCCTCTTGTCCCGACAGGCATCTGAATTTCAAATTGTATTGGATAGTGCGTAAAGTAATTTACCCTTTCACACATACTTATACTTGTAAATGCTTTGTCAAGAATCTTTGCTTTCTCCGTACCACACAATCCGTTAATAGAATCTACAATTGCTTGTGCCGCTTGCTTGTCTTTAGGGACAATCGTCCGTCGCAAAGCACCCAGTTTCGTTTTTAACTTTTGACTTTTGGTGAGACCATCAATATCTATTCCCATGACATTTTGAAGATATTCACAATTGACCTTGCGAAAACCTACATAGTTTTTTCTTAATTTGAAAGAACGCGTAAGTCTTTCCAAAATTCTCATGGTTTTCTGATACTTGCCTTCCGGCGGTTCTTCGCTAAGACCTCTTAGCCAGCTATTTATTTCGGAGTAGCCTACTGAATTCTGAATATACCCGCCATCCTTTGCCCATATCGTCGCATTATCTTCAGAGGATATATTCTGATTGAGATACTCTTCGCGTATAGCCGCTTTGTAATCCGTCTCGTTGTCATATGGTAGCACCTCGTACTTGCCATTCTCTGTAATATCCAACGGCTTTGCAAGATTGTCAAGAGCTTCTTTTTTCCGCTCCCATTCTCTGAGCTTCGCCTGATATCTCGCCACATTCTCGGGGTCGACGCTGCCGATTGTCAGGCGCTTATACCGCTGCACCATGTTTTCTATGTGCGCCCGGTTGTATCGACCGTAGTCGGAAACATCGTTTTCCTCGTTGTTGTAACGGTTGATATCCTCAAGTTCGGGATAATAAGTGCCGAGACCGTGCCGACACCGAGGGTGGAACAGTCCGAGCTTCATCGCCTCGGACAGCAGCATATAGTCGCCGTCGTCCGGCTTGCCCCCGGAATACACATCATCGATGAGCACCTTGCGCTCAAACGGTCTGCAGAGTTTGCAGGCTGTTGCATGGTGCGAAATAATTACGAGCGTCTCCCCTATGCTTTTGCGGAATTCGCCCTCGCCCACCATATATGCCCGCTGGTTCGCCGTTCGAACGGCCATTGAAGCATAGTCCGCGATGTTGACCCTGCGTCCGTCGCGGTACTCGATGCAGTTGATTCCGCGTTCCAGAAAGTCTTTCACGGCCATATCGTATGCCTGTGTTTCGGTCATCACGCCGTTTGAGGCATACATTCCTGCTCGAAAGATGGTCTGCCGATAGGTGTCGTTCATCATACGCAGCACGGCAGTATTTGCCGCACCGAGATCGTTTTGCAGGGCGTTAATCATCCCGTTTATCTTTCGGTCGTTGACCTTGAAGAAGCTTTTGCGCATGGCCTTTGCGGATTTATAGCCCTTGCCGAGGGCTTTTTTATAGCGCTTCAGCTCATGCTTCGAGCCCTGCCGCAGCTCCGCTTTCATATGCTCCGATACTCTGTCCGACAGACCGCGAGTTCGGCTGCTGATAATCTGCCGGTTCTCGCGTTGGCAGCGTTTCAGCTCCTTGAGCTTTTCCGCCTGCCACTGAGGGTATCTGAGCCCGGCGTCTGCCTCCTCGGCAAGATGACGGGCGAGGTTACGCTGCATCGACTCGATGAGATAAAGCTCCATATCGCGATAGATCTGCGCTATCTCTCTGTCAAAATCAACGCCGCTCATCTGTTGTTACCTCACTCAAAATCGTTCAGCGCAGGTTCGTTCATTTCGAGGATACCGCGCTCCTCTTTTATGCGCTTGACCTCTTCCGCCTTCCAATCGTCGTCCTTGTCGTCGCCGTATAGCTCGTCGACCTGGGTCTTGGTCGACATTATACCGCTGGTTGCCGCCTTGCCGATAGTCTCGACCTGCGCCTCGAAGGACGGGTTCGCGTAACCGCCGAAGTTAACGGTGACTTCAACCTCTTTGCTCTCGCGGCCGTTGAGCGTGCAGTAAAAATCAAGAGACGCCTGAACAAGGTCGCGTATTGCCTTATTGAGCACATCGGTGACTCTGTTGCGGGTATAAAGCGTGGTTTTTTCCTTTTCGCGCTGCGCCTCGGCGTTGTCGAGCTTTTTAACGTCAATGCCGAGCGTGGACGGGGAAATTATGCCCTGCAGACAGAGATCGAGCACGGTGCAGTATGTTGACAGCAGCGCCTCATACTGGATGGTGCCCTGCGTGGTTTTAATCTCCTGCTGCACACCCTCCGCCATGCTTCCCTGCAGCTGAATATACTCATTGTCAAAGTCATTACTTTCGAGCACCTCACCGGTACGGACATTGCGCGGCAGCAGGTCAACGGGTATGTACTCCTTTATCTGACCCTTGCGCACGGCGAGCATCCACTGAGAAAACACCTCGTCAAAAGCGTCAAAATCGTCGAGCTTGCCGTCAAAAATCGACTTGCCGCGCCCGGGATAGATAGTTGACCGCCGGAACATCAAAGGCACCGCAGGCAGGAAATGGGCGTTATTTTTGATATCTCTGCACCCGTCGAGCTCCGGGAAGTCGGATATATCCGCCTCTCTATCGTTCGACACATCCACCAGCGAATATGTTATGCTGTCATAGCCGTACCGCTCTTTGAGCAGATACGGTTTCTGCTTAATGGTCTTTTTGGTTTTGAATACGACCGCGCCGATCCTGCCTCGGTTATACTCGAAGTCCACACGGTCGGCAGGATAGAACTCTATAATCGGCAGTTTGCTTACCGTGGGGTCATACGACAATTTAAAAGCGCCGTCACCCAGATACAAAGTATCCCGGACGGCGTCGCTTATTATGTCGGTAATCAGGTTGTTCCTCGCGATATCCTCCCACACCTCCCCCATGTCGGGGTCGTCAACGGTGACAGCGTACAGGTCTCCCACGCAAACATCGGTCAGCGTGTCGACTATCAGCGACGGCAGCCCGGTGTGGATTTTGCGGATCTTCATGCCGCGCGTCGGCTTGCTACCCCAGAAATGCCCGTTGCCTATGTTGTCCTGAATATGCGCGTAAAGCTCTTCGATTTCGTTCGCCCGGCCACGATACCAGATGCGGTCTTTAAACACCTCGGCATCATGGTCCATAAGCTGGTGAATCTCTATAGACACTCCGTTATCTGTGCTGATATTCAAAAAGTTCCTTACGGCGGTTCTGACTCTGTCGCTCAGGCTCAAATTAATCACTCTCCTGTTACTGCGCCTATCTTCTTGACATACGGCAGCCACCCGTATTGTGACGCATTTATTGTGTGGTCGTTTCGGTCTTCCGGCTGATTGTCTTTGTCCTGCTGCCAGCTGTACAATTCGAGCTCTGCGAGGTGGTTCTTGCAGTGGTCGCACACAAGGTAATGCCCCGTGTGCAGCCAGCCGAGCTGCAGGTTTATACGGTCAATTATCTTTGTCGCCTTATAGGCGTTGTTGAAAGAATAGAGGCAGGCGTTATTCCGACGGTACTTCAAAAGTTCCGTCATGGTCGCCTGGTCTGCGGAATCGATAAAGACATTCCGTGCGAGCCCCCACTCCTCGCGGTTGCGCTCCAAAAAGTCAATGTAGTTGCGCACCGTGTCGCTCGGCGCTATCGGCTCGCTGATATCTCGGTTGTTGTAGACCCGCTCATCAAGGCATATTACCTTGCGGTCGACGGTGATGCCGAGAAACATCATTGCTATCGTGTCCGGAGACTGCGAGGAATACGCCGTATCAAGCCCCGACGAAAACGCGATGAATTCAAACGGATCATTCTCATCCTCTAAGCGCTTGCGTATCGCCGCTTTTGATATAACATGCCGCTTGCGGTCAAAATTAGAAAAGACAAGCCCGGTGGCTCGTCCTCTCAATCCGAGTATTTTATTCTTGTAAATCTTTGTACCGGCGGGAACGTTGCTTATAATCTGCTGCCGCTTCTCAGGTGTCAGGGCGGCGTTGTGGTCAAACGAAAAGTACCACCACACCCAGCCGGGCATTGCCGGAGACGAAAGCATGGAGAGCAGTTCCGGCGGCGCGTCATCTGCATATTCGGGCAACGGTCGGGAACGGTTAATATATTCCGAATACACCGGCAGGTTCGGGTCGTCGGGGTTGAGCGTAGCAAGCAGATAATCGCAGCGCATAGCCGCCTCGCGCACATACTCCATATCCGCGATGTTTATCTCGTCGATATAAAGGCAGCCATACTGGCCGCCCAGAGCCTTTTTCCAGCGAGCTTTGTTGTCGTAGCCGAGCACATAGATTATTTTGTCCTCTGCTCCTGTGCGAAAGACGATATGCGGCAAGCTGTACTGACCCTTGCCGCCGCTGTTGTATTCTACCCGGGAGCCGAACACATCTATAATGCCGAGCTCCTTGTTGATGATGTTTTTCTCGATTGTTCCGGTGTCCAAACCGCTGACGATGTGAATCTTTTTCGGGCTCGCCGCAACGCGGAACATGAACTTCATAATGCCGACCGTAGTCTTGCCGGCATAGGTCGTGCCCTCGAGGAACTCAACCGGCGCAGAACATCTGAGAAAGTCGCGGAACTTCTTGCTCAGCAGAACCTCACTCATTGCCGCTCAACTGCCTCAGAATGCTGTCAAGCTTGTCTGACGGTTCTATCTTCGCCTCAATTCCATCCTTAAACAGGCTGAATCGCTTTCCAAGCAGCTCCGCAGCCTTTAAGCGCTCCTTTTCGTCCGGCGGCTTATCCAGCACCTTTGCCGCCGAGCAGCCGTCGCCTTGACCTTCCACCACCACGACGCTTGCCGTGCTGTCTCCGCGCATCACCGCCGTGAGGTACTCCATGACCTCCTGTGCGTCGGCTATCTTTTTCGAGCTTAGCTCATCGAGCTTTGCTTCGATGTAGGCTTTGACATTAGCATTTGTTAGCAACCTTGAGGCATTGACTCTTGCAGCATTATCCGATTTTATCCGTGGATAAGCAGCCTTGTATGCTCTTGTCGCGTTGCAGTCGATGATGTATTCATCTGCAAACCGCCTTTGCTTGTCGGTCATGGGTTCACCTCCATTCTTGTTCTACACAAACTTTTATACTGGATTACAAATTATAAACAGCATATGAAAAGAGCAGCCCGAAAAGGCTGCCCTTAATATTTTTGATTTACAAAAAACCGAGTTACTGATCGCCTTAAGATATAATCATATACTGCGTCTTTAGGTCGTTATAACGATTATAGTTTATATACATCTCTTTTTGTAGGCGGCCTACTACTATTCCGGGATCAATATTAACTTTTTTTGCAAAGTTCATAATGGCTTTTTCGGAAAAATCGTCTATATGAATGAAGTCATCAAACAAGTCCTGAGGAATAAGAACCTCTTTTGCAAACTCGTCGGCTTCTTTTTCATCATCAGCAGTCGGACCATCCGCCTTGCCAATATGACCGTATATTATGTGCGCTATCTCATGGAAAAGACTAAACCAAAAGCGGTCAGCGTCCCTTCCTCTAACGGTAAGACCCATAACAATTTTATCCCCGGAATAGAATGTGGCTCCGTGTAAAAAAGAGCCTTTAATATGAGGCAAAAAGACAACTGCCACGCCACAATCTGCAAGCAAACTGATCAACCGTTCACAAAATACCTGTGGGTTTTCTACCGTCATATTTCTAATCTCCGGCACAGATTTCTTCAATTTATCAATATTTATCGAATTTGTATGAACCTTCTGCGCCCGTATCTTTGCTTGCTGCGCCCAGGCATAAAGCGCAAAATCCGCTTTACCGCCTTCGGCCAATCTTCGACAAGCAATTCCGGGAATAGGTGTACTGTTAAGAAGCCCTAAATTTGAAAGGCCGAAAAACTTTCTAAGCGCAAAAACCTTTTCTTTGTTGTCTCTGCTGTCAGGCACAAAACCGTTTTTAGCTATTTCTTTATATGGGATATCCTTCAGCAGCTCAATATCTGATTCAATTTGATTTTCGGCTTTTACCTGGGCAAGCTTTTCTCGATACAACGACTCAAGATTATTCCAAAAACGAGCCGGGATACCCAAAACAAATTCTAAGCGCAAAGCGACATCGTTTGTTAACTGTACCTCTCCGTTTATAAGCTTACTGACGTGCTTCTCTGATAGATCCATTCGGTGGGCAAATTCTTTCTGAGTCATTTTTCTGTCTTCCAACTGCTCCTTAATGGTTGCACCTGGTGGAATGGCTATCGTTGTTTTGCTTTTCTCCATTCTGTTCCTCTCCTTTACTCTATACCCTTTCTTGATTTGTTTATATGAATAAAACCATTAATCAATGATAATCTATTATCTCTAAAATTTTTACTATCTTCAACACTCTATCTTTTTCAGTAAAAACCAACCTGTATGGATGCTTTAAATCCATTGCATACATACCATCCATATCACCTTTTAACGGATGGCATCTGCCTATTCCATTAGGAACGAGAGGATTAGGAAGCAACATATCTATCGAATCTGCCGCTGTTATCTGATCTATCCTCAGATGCAAGAGCTGTGCCGTTTCTACATTAAATTTTTTTTGAGCTTCTTCAAAAATCGTACAAACTTTTTCAAGCTTGTGATTTTTATACTCAATCTTCAAACTTTCGCCCCCGTTTATAACATTTACCTATCAGGTAAATTTATTATAGCACCTTTTAGAGAATATGTCAACATTTAAAATAAAGCCCCGCTATTTATGACGCCGCGGGGCAGGCGTAGGGAGAAAGAAAGGGAAAAATGAAGAGTAGAGTATCGACTGTAATTGTCTTCATGCTAATGCTAACACACATGAATTCCTCATTGTCCTCAACTTTGCCGAATATAGCGATAACAAATATTGCTACAGTTCTTCGCGGTGTTATTACCGCCAGTCTTTGCCGCCACATCTTCCCATGTCAGTCCCTCGATAAAGCGTAGCGTGAATATCTGCCGGGTCAGGCTGTCGGGGATATCGGATATGTAGCGTTCGAGCCTGGCGCGCTCATATATGCGCTGCTCGATTTTAGCCCGGATAACATCCTCAAGGTCGACTATTTCAGCCACGCAGCGTTCAAGCGCGTTCTCGGGGTTCGGATTTCGCGGCATACCGTCGTAGTCCGGCGACCTCGGACACAGGAGATCCGCACGCAGCTCCGCAAGTCGCTCCCTGTCGAGCTCTATCTCCCCGTCCAAGTAATACAGCTGCGACAACTCTTTAAGCGTCATTTAACAGCCTCCTCTCGGGTTTTGTCGTGCTTTTCAATCTCCGGCTTCAGACAATGCCAAAACGGGCACAGAGGCTTTTCTCCGCCGGTCTGGACGAGAAACACACAATGCTCGTTCGGGCAAATCTCAGGCACTGATGTCACCGCCCCTCATGATATCCACCGTGCATAAATCTCGCCAATCTTTCCGGCACATCTGCAAATTCGTCCCCATCGACACCCGCAAACATTACCGTTCCGACGAAGCTATGACCGCCTATATCGAGATTGTACGGCAGGTTCCAAAGTATGCCTTCCTCGTTGCAAATAATCACAAGACCTGATGCGAGTGTCACTGTCTCGATGTATCCGCCGACGATGCTCTGTAAAGTGCCGAGGTCGTTTGCTACAGTCTTTATCTCCGGCGCTTTTCCCGGTTCTTTGATGATGACCTTTATTTTTTCTGCCATGATTTGTCTCACCTTTCTGCTTTGACTTTCTGTATTCGCGCTTTAAGTACGCGCATGACTGTGTCGTGTGTGGCTGCCCGGTCTCTGATAGCTGCCATAACATCCTCATCGACTCCGCCCTGCACTACGAGATAATGGACATACACCTTGTCATACGGGGAGCCCTGACGCCACAGGCGGCATTTACCCTGATCGTTCAGTTCGAAGCTCCAATTCGGCGTAAACCACACGATATGCCTGCCGCCCGCCTGAAGATTAAGCCCGTATGCGCAGCTGCTCGGGTGTACAAGCAGCACATCAATTTTGCCGGCATTCCATTCGTCTTCATCTTCCGTACCACGGTATACCCGCACTCGCAGTTTGGTCTTCTCAAGTGCAGCGAGTATGCGGTCGCGGTCGTGTTGGTAGCCGTAGAATGTGATGCACGGTTCGCCGTTCAGGCTCTCAATCAATTCGAGATATGCCTCCAACTTCGCGTCGTGAATATGTACCACCCGGCGGTCATCGTCATACATAGCACCGGCGCAGAACTGCTGCAGCTTTCCTGTCAGCACAGCTGCCGTGTTCGCTGTTATAACATCCTCGTTGATTTCCAGCAGCAGGTTCTTCTCAAAATCGCGGTACGCCTTTTGAGCTTTTGCATCAAGTACCACCGGAATCTCGTGGCTTATGCACTCCGGCAATTCGAGATAGTCTTCCGCCTTCATGCTGACGCAAATATCGCTTATAGCGGACAAAACTGCTGTTTCCGCATCACTTTTAGGCTTATAGTCCGTAAAGTGCCCGCCGTGCGTGTTGGCATCGAAGTATCGTGTCCTGAACTGCGTGATGTTTTTACCCAGCCGCGCGCCCTGGTCAAGTAACCAGACCTGCGCCCACAGATCCATTAGGCTGCGTGATGACGGCGTGCCGGTAAGGAGTACCGTCTTTTTGAAAAATCTGCGCACAAGCTTTAAAGCCTTAAATCTTTTGCTGCTGCCGTTTTTGAAGCTTGTGCTTTCATCAAGCACCACCATGTCAAACGGCCAATCCTGCTTGTAATAATCAACCAGCCAGGCTGTGTTCTCCCTGTTGATAACATATACGTCGGCAGGTGTATTCAGCGCGCGGATGCGCTTCGCGCTGGATCCAAGAACAGGAACCACGCGCAGATGCTGCAGGTGATCCCACTTTGCCGCTTCCTTGCTCCACGTGCCCTCCGCAACCTTTTTCGGCGCGATTACAAGCGCCTTGCAAATGCTCCAACGATAGTACTTCAGGATGTTGATTGCAGACAGTGTTATGGAAGTTTTGCCGAGTCCGGGGCGCAGGAATAAACCGACAGCCTCATCATTCACTATGCGCTCGATGCAGTATGCCTGGTAGTTATGCGGCTTATATTCCACCTGCCTGCACCTCTCTTACGAAATCGTCGGCTGCCTCCCTCGTGTCAATCAGCCGTACCGGAAAGCCGAGAGTGCTCAGCTCCTGATGCACATGCTCCTGCAGCTTTCGTGCCTTTTTGCCGGGGGCTTTAATCTCCACAAAATAAATCTTTCCGCCCGGGAGAAGCACAATCCTATCCGGCATACCATTTTGGCCGGGGCTTGTGAACTTCAGCGGCCAACCGCTCAACCGCGTTTTTACCGCCTTGCAGAAGTACTGTTCTATTTCTTTCTCAAGCATTGTTTTCCTCCTCCGGCAGATACCAAAACCAATTTGTCTCACTATCCTCATTTATGAGATGGAAGGTTTTCACACCTAATTTAACTCGAGCTTCTTTGAGCTCGCGCTTACTGTACCCGAGCTCCTTTGCTTTTGCGCGTATCGTGTCGCAAAGCACCGGATCTGAACTCGAGTCAAGCTCATTTTTCAACCATTCAGAACAAGTCATTTTTAAGCTCCTTTCGCGCGTCGCGTGTACATGTACACGTAACATGTACACATCAGGCGGATTAGAGAGTTTTTTTTACTCTCTAACCCTCTAATTTACTAATCTTTAGTAATAAATGTTACAATGTTACAATTATCTAAGAATCTTTAATTTTCAATGGTTTCGGTTGTAACACTCGATGTAACAATGTAACAAAAGCCTGCTTTTTCAAAAATTTTGTTACATGTAACATTTTCTTCAAAAAAGGCCTAAAAATCACATGTTACACCGTTTGTTACGCGCAATTGTTACGGCGATTTTTTAGTGAATCCACGCTGTACACCGTAGCACCCAAATCGTAAAACCCTTTCATTTTTTCGCCATTCCGGAGTGGCTGCTATTATGGCGTTTATTTCTCGGGTATCAGAATTTTTCATTTCTTTGATACTTCCGCCGAATGCCTCGCACCACACTTCAAGTGCGCACACACGGTCTCGCGGCACAAGATGCAAATTTTCTTTTCCCGAGATAGAATCGTCAAAGAACATCCGCCTCCGCTCGACCGGCCATGACTGCCAGTCCTCCGGCACTTTGCGTTCGAGGAACTCACGGATAATACCCTCTCTGCTTGATGTCTCGCGGTGCTCTTCCTGCTTGGCTTTTGCGGCCTCTTCTATCGCTCCCGACAGATACAGCGGTTCTCCCGCCTGCCATCGCACAATAGCCTCAGCCCATATCTGGTCTCGCTCGTTGTCGAGATCTTTCCAAACATTCTTCCGATGCGGCTGTTCTCCGGTGTCTATCGGCCAGAACCTACGGTTGCCGGTGGTATCTTGCAGGAAATCAGGGCTGTTTGTTGTGCCGAAGAAAATACAGCTGCGGGGCAGTTCTTTTACATTGCGACCGTATGCCGCCCGAAACCTGTCTGCCCGGAGACTCAAAAACTGCTTGATACGGCTGACATCCGTGCGGCGGAAAGCGTCGAGCTCCGAGACTTCAACGAGCCATACGCCTTGCAACAGCTCCGACGCCTCTTTTCCCTCAAAGGTTCGGATGCTGTCATTGAACCAACCGAGGCTCATTTTATCGAGCAGCGTGCTCTTTCCTATGCCCTGCGGTCCGGTCAGGATAACCATGCTGTCATACTTACACCCGGGAGTCATCGCTCGGGCAACGGCAGCTGTAAACGCCTTGCGGGTTACGGCGCGATTGTATGCTGTGTCCTTCGCGCCGAGGTAGTCAACCATGAGCGTATCGAGCCGCAGCGTACCGTCCCACTTGCCAATCAGGGCGCGCAGATAGTCCTTTACATCGTTGAACGAGTGTGAATTTGAATGCAATGAAAGAGCCCCGTCTATCTTTCCGTTGCCTGTTATCTTGTAAACCTTTTCAAGGTACCAGTACAGCCCTGCGTTGTCGTTGTCATCCCACAGCCTGCGCTTGTCGCGCTTATCCCACGGAAGCGCCCCGAGCACTTCTCCGCGCCCGGCGAACTCATTGAGTGCGAACTTCCCGACAAGCAGAGGGTCGTGTTCGAGCACTATACGCACATTGTCTATCGTGCCCTTTATGGCACCCGTCTGTACATTCTTCTCGAGCAGCGTCATCCAGTCAACAGCGTCGTCTTCTTTGTCCGCTGCGACGCCCTCGAAATCTTTGACTGCGCTCTCATAGCGCTCACGATCCATAAGTGTCGCAACGGCTTTCAGGCCGCAGGCATATTTGCACATCTCGAGATATGAGGGCAGACGGTTAGTCGGTGTCCCTGGTTGTGCTCCCTCGTCCATCTCCGCATACTTGTGCAGGCGGACGAGGTCGAAGGCGTTGACGAGGCGACCGCCGCAGGGGTCGGTTGCGTGATGACTGTATAAAAACTTGCCGTTGTCATACAACACTGCGCCTCCGGTCGTAGAGCCTCCGAGATATGTATATCGTCCGGGAATACTGTCAACGGGCTCATATATCCCGGGAATGAGCTCATCCATCGCACGCGGGATATCGTAAACGCGGCAAAAAGCGCCCACAGTGCCGTGTTTATCCTCTGGGTCACCCTGCTTGACTGCTAACTTCGTGAAAGCCTGCTGCCCCGGCAGAGCCGGCCACAGGGACACATCGTGCCAGTCCGAATATTGGGCAAGCACGCCGTCGGCAGATGCTAACGGCTTGTCTCCCACGAGATAGACATATTCGCTGTCTGCGCAGCAGCTCGGCCAATACATCAGCCTGCTCGGCTCAAAGGTCGTAGGATCTGTGAATTCAAGCCCGATAAGCTCCGCCATCTTGCGAGCTATCGGCTCATATTCATCTGCTGTCACTGTGCGATCTAAAGGCAACAGTACTCTGAGTCTCGGTGCTGCCGGCTGATGCTTGCGCGTACTGTACACGCAATAGCCACAGCCGAGTGCATCCACCCGGCGCAGCACATCATCCTTATGCCCCGCAGGTATGCTGTCGAGGTCAAGCGTGACAACATCCCTGCCCTGAACATTATTTGCTTTGCGGCGGTTGCCGAGCAGCGTACCGCCGACAAAGCCTCCAACATCTTTCAGATCATCCTGCTGCGCCTTCTTGAGGTTCATGTACTCTGCAAGGCTCTCTGTGCCTCGTGCCGGCACTTTTAGCTTCTCCCACAGTTCCGATACAAGCAGGGTCTGCGGATTCCACACGGTGGCGCGCCTGCTTGCACCGTAAGATATGGTTATTTTTCGGTCATGTTGCATATCGTTTTCTCCTCGACCGTTAATCTTTTTTGAAGAATCCCCCGACCCAGCCGTCGGCGTTGAGCGATAAGCCCGGTGCCCACGGTATCGGTCGGCTCATTATATCTACGACATCGTCAAGCGTCGCAGTGTCCGCACGGCAATCTATAACAACCTCGTCGTGAATGTGGAATACGACCGGCAAGCCCTCTGCCTCAAGGTTTTCAATAGCCCGCGCCAGACAATCGCGTGCAACAGCTTGAACGCAATTCTCAACAAGCTTCCCGCCGTAGGTCTCGATGCGTTTCCACTTCTTTGTGGTCTGATCCATGCCCATGTATGAAATGGACGGCCCGCCCCACTTGTTTACTCCAATCTGCGGCGAGTTGTAATACAGCTTTCGCCCGCTCGGAAGCAGAACCGTCAGATACTCGACCTCATGCACAGCATCATATTCACAAGACACAAGCAGCCTTCCGACGCCGACGCTGTATCCGGTACTTATTGCCTCCACTGCGGCGGAATTCATCTTGTACCAAAGGTCGCATATGCGCTTGTTTGTGTCGCGCCAGCGCTGCACTATATCGGGCAAATCATCTTCGGGTATGCCCATATCGAGAGCGCCCATATTTATCAACGCACCCGCTCCACCCTGATATCCGAGAGCGAGCTCCGCAACCTTGCCCTTTTGCCGCAGGGCGTACTCCGGATTGCCCTTTTTTATTCTTTCAATCGGTACACCGAACATCTGTGAAGCTGACGCTTCGTAAATTTTGCCGTGGGTCTTAAAAACATCAAGCCGCCACTGTTCTCCCGCCAGCCACGATATTACGCGCGCCTCTATTGCGGAGAAATCTGCATCGATGAGGACATTACCGTCCGACGCAACAAATGCAGTGCGTATCAGCTGCGACAGCGTATCCGGCACACTGCCGTAAATCAGTCTCAAATTGTCAAGTTTGCGCTGCTTTACGAGATTTCTCGCGAGTTCAAGCGGCTGCGTGTATGTTCTCGGCAGGTTCTGAACCTGTACCAAGCGCCCTGCCCATCTGCCCGTTCGGTTGGCGCCGTAGAATTGCAGCAGCCCCCGAACGCGCCCGTCAGGGCATACAGCCTGCTCTATTGCATCATACTTTTTCGTGCTTGTCTTACCGAGCTCCTGCCTTATCTCAAGCATACGCTGCACCTCCGGAATATCCGGTGCTTGCGCTATCATCTTTGCAACAGTATCTTTCCGCAGATCTGCAACCTCTTCCCCGGTCTCCTGCTCAAGCCATGCAGAGAGCTGCTGCACGCTGTTCGGATTACTCAGACCGGATATTCGAACCGCCTCTTGTGTCAGCCGTTCGCGCACGGTTGCTCCGATTTCGAGAGCACCGTCCACCATATCCATATCCACAGTCACACCTCGAGCATTGATAATCAGATCTGTTTCCCACTGCTTCTGCAGCCAGTCCGGCACGGTAATCAGAGAAAGACGCCGTTCGATTTCCATTTCGGTCGTCACATCCTGGGTGTTATATTCCTTAAATAGCTCCCAGCGCGCCGGGTCATGGTACGGCAGGTTTCTGCGCCTGCCGCCGTTGCTTTTCGTCGGTGTGCAGGGCACGCAAAAATACCGTATCAAGGCTTTGCCGGTGCTGAGTTTACGCTTATCCTCCGGCAGACCCAAAGCGCGCCCCGCGGCATCAAGCCCCGCAGGGTATCCCGCATAAAGCCCGTGAAACATAGTGCACCGCCACTGTTCCGGAGGCAGCTGCCTCCCCATAAACTTGGAGAGGCAGCCCCATTCAAACGCTGCGTTGTATGCGTGCTTCAGGCACTGAGGATCGCACAGCGCGTCCAATACCCAGTCGGGCAAATGCTCGCCCTGTGCTATGTCACAGCACACGGGCGGAGCACCGTTGAGAGAATAGGCAAAAAGCAGGATCTCGAAATCCGGGCTCGCTATATATTTTTGAGCACCGGCTTTAGCTATCGGCACACTTGAGAATGTCTCGAGGTCGATACTTAAATGATCCATTTCTTTTTCTGTCTCCTTACATAGGCTGTCCGGTTATCGGGTTTATTTTAGGAGCAAATGCATTTGCCCCGGGCTGTGCTGCCGCGAAGCTTTGACCAAGACCCTCAAAGTCTGCGGCAGCGGAGGCACCGCCCCCGAGGGGCTCTCCGTCACGAGTCTTGAGCACATTGCCGAGACCGCATCCGACGCCCTTGCTACCCGCGCTGTCATACGGGAAGAAGTTGACCGTTACACGAGCGTACATGCCGCTGTAAATATCCGACGGCGCAAGCTCGCAGTTGATGTTATCGATACCGACAACCTGCGGCGGGTTCTTGGTTGATGCCGTGATAACGAAGTGTCCCTTACACTCGTCGCCATAGGGCAGTCCGGATTCACGCAGCCCATCGCCGTCGTGAAGCAGTGTCTTGGGTGCCGGATGCGCTCCGCCCCATTTGCTGCTGACGCCGTCATCATACGCTGCCTGCATCGACGCCTGAATATCTGCGATGGTCGCGGTGTCCGTCTTAGGGATCAGCAGAGTCACGCTGTATTTCGGGTCTCCGCCCTGCTTAGCAGCACGCGCGGTAATGAGGTTGCAGTAAGAGAGTCTGACCTCGCCTGTAAGTACTTTTGTTTTGATGTTCTGATACATGAATATATCCTCCTGTAAATTTAGTCATTGATTTGAAAGTCGTTCTCACGGAACTTTTCATTGAAGATTTCGCACACGGATTCAATCTTTTCGAGCTTAGCCAGGCACTTTTTCACTTGCTCTGCGAGCCGTTTATTCGAAAGTTCCTGTTTTCTGATAGTCTTCTTGTCTGTTGTCACAGTACCATTTTCCCATCCCGGTGCTTGGTATAAGTCGGAGTAGTTTTTCTTGGCCGCGGCGACCTCTTTTCGACAATCTTCGCGGCGCTCACGTAAGTGTTCACTCATGCGTACTATCGCGCCGGCATTTTCTCGGGACCACTTCTGCGCCAGCGCAAATAGGCTTTTGATTTTTGAGTCCGGTGCATTCTCGAAGAACGCCGGATAAATAACAACGGCACCGTTACTGTGGTGGATAGAGAAGTTCTTCGCATTATCCATTTTCAACACCTGCAAAGTCTGCCGCTGCCGAGCTGTATGGTTCGCGCTTATCCGACTCCGGCGCAAGAGTAGGCTTTCCGAGCGGTTTGACAACAAAGCTGCCGAGCTTATCAGCGAATTCCGCCTTGCCCATGAGCTTCTCAAGCTCCGTAAGAGTCTTTGGCTTGCGGTCATATACAAGGGATTCATCATAACCGGCAGCAATCGCCGCAGCGAGCGCGGCGTCCTGGTCGCTGAATGTTCTTACGCTTCTTCCGGCGACGGCTTTCCATCCGGGGATAGAATCCCCGCGGATAAGAGCCGAAAGAGCATAATCCTCGAGGTCTTTATACCACTTCACGAGATTTGCCCCACGAACGAGACAATCTCCGATTTCCGCGTCTGTTAGGGTAAGTAGCTCGCGCTGCTTGATTTCTTCCAGCGCAAGGTTCTGCTCCGCTCTGGCTCGACAGGTTGCACGGGCTCTGCAGAAGCGACACCACTCGCCGGCACAAAACTTACCGTCACCCGAAAACGCTTCCGCCGCTATCGGTCTGATGTTTTCGCCCCATGCACGCAGTTCTTCAACGGTGATTGTTTCGGTGCTGACCTCAGACCGGATCCTCGGCTGGTCAATAGTCATACTGACAAATTTTATAGTGTCTCCAAACACGGGCGCATAGCGCCTCAGTGCGCCGAGCGCATAAAGTCTCATTTGAGGGTTGTTTTCCGCCGAGACAGGAACACCTTGACCGTGCTTATAGTCCACAATGCTCAGTGTGTCTCCGCCTATCATGATACAGTCACAGGTTCCGAACCCCTCCGGTACATAGTCGTCAAAATCAACACGCACCTCTGCCGCCACATTCGGGCGAGTGCTGTAGCGCATGGCTCTTTCGGACAGATGCTCTATGTACAGGTCTGAGGTCTTGTCCATCTCGTCACTGTAGCGCGGATCTGCTTTTAGCTTATTGAGCTTTGCCGTGAAGGCACGCGGCTTAATCTGCACAGTGAAATGCTTTATTACTTTGAGCTCGCATATCGCGTGCGCCAGTCTGCCCTCTTCGGCATAGGTTGATGTATTCTCCGGGAACTGCGCTTCAAGTCTCGGTGCAGCGGTACAATGCAGCCAACGCGCAGCTGATGAGGCAGACAGCAGTGCATGTGTTTCAGGTGCCATGTTATTCAACTCCCTTCCTCTATGATGTCCACGAAGTTCGCGCCTTGGATAATCATCTGTGATACTATGTGCCCGACAGGCAGCCCGGTCGCCCGGTAAAGATCCATAAGCACGGCGTTCGCTTCCGCGTTAATCTGAACGCAGCGTCTCTCGTTCTTTGCCGCGGTGTGTACTGTCAGTTCTATACGGTTCTTCATCTTTTATATTCCTCCTATATCTGAGCGCCAAGGGCACGCAGCTTGCTTGCCACAGCACCATAGGTTTCGGGCTTAAGGTCTGTGATGGCGTTGACGCCGAAATCGGCGAGCAGCCGCAGAAGCTCCGCCATCTTACCGGCGTCAACAAGCGTCGTGCCGGCGTCCGCGAGCATCTCCACGGTGTACTGCGGCGCAGAGGTCGGTACCGTTGATGCCACGGGGTTGACAGAGGGCGCGCCGGTCTGAACAGGTGCCGGGGCTGCCGGAAGCGGCGTTGCCTGCCCTGCCGGTGCCTTGGGCGCCTCGGGCACCGTTTCCCGGCATTTGCTGCCTCCGCCGATAGCGGCCGCGAGCTTGTCAAGCACTGTAACGAGTTCTGTTGTCGGGGCGATGGTTACCTTCATTTCTAACATTTTCAAAATCCTCCTTAAGGTTATTTAATGTACAGTCGCATTTCTCTCCGGGGTCAAGATTGGCTCCGCAAAGAGGGCAAGTGTGATAATATGGCATTGACAATCCTCCTCGGGGTGTGTTATTTTATTAGTGTGTCATTTTGCACAGCCGTCTTCGCTGCCCACTCAGCGTTGGCGGCTTTTATAATATGCGCGGCCGTCTTCCGTCGGCGGCGATTCGCGAAAAATCCCGGTCTCGTGGGTGTACATACATGCCGCGCCGTCCCAGTCGCCGCACGGAGCCGCCATGCGTCTGCGCCAGTCACAGCTGTTGCAGACCGCCATTTTGCGCCACGGGTCTCGTCCGCGCTTCGGTGCCGGTGCCGGTGCTGACACGATTACTTGCTGCCGCTGATGGTCGGTCAAGCCGGCGAGATAATCAATTGACACATCAAAATACTGTGCTATGTTAACTGCCATCGGCAGCGACGGACAGCTCTTGCCGTGCATATACGCCGATACCATGTTAGGCGCGGTGCCGAGTGCCGCGGCAAGGTCTTTCTGCGTGACTTTCGGCACGCTTTCGCGCATCAGGTCTTTTAGCCTGGCAGCAAGGATCTGCACATCGAACGGGCTTTTAGTCGTCTGATTTCCCATTGCGTTTTGTCTCCTTTCTGTTTAAAATTTTTGCTTTGAGGTCGTCCTCAAAAGCTATAAGTTTGTCCTCGTGGATGAACCCATAGATGATAAGCACGATAACAAGAATTTCAAAAGCGGTCTGAGTTGCAAGTTTCAGCGTCATTTTCTTTATCCTCCCTCCTTATTCTCAAATCGCAGCACGGTCAATTGCCCCTCCGTCCTGCGATTCCATGCTGCCGCTGCGAATTTCGGGCGCGCATATTTGTCCGTCGTAAGAAGACATTTTTGACACTCCACATAAAATGTTCTTTGCCCCATAATCTTTGCGTTGCCTCCGCAGCATGGGCAGTTCTTCAGTTCTATCTTTTTATCCATCATCTTTTTATCCATCATCATTTATTTCTCCCGCTCCGTTCATTTTAAAATCAGCGAGCGAAGCGTCAAATTCTCCTGTTCAAGCTCCTGCACTCGCTTCTTTAGTACGGCCTTGTCTCCGGAACGGCTGACCCACTCTTCAATTCTTCGAGCTATTACGGACGAGCCGTCCAAATCGGGATAGTATAGTGACAGACCTGATGTGTCAGGGTCAATGCCGACTTGCCTTGAGATGATATCAATAACCTCCCGAGCGGCCTCATAACGTCGGACAAATAAGTCGTTGCTCTTGTCCTTGGTTCTGCACAGCAGCGCAAGGGCATCTTTGGGCAGGGTGTCATATCTGTGAGGGTCTTTCTTTTGAGCGAGTGTGCCTTCATAGCGGTCGAGGACTTCGGCCTCGTTTTCGTCTATTATATAGAGGTTATTACTCATTTTCCCGCCTCCTCAAAAAACCTGTGCCCGCCTATCGTGCAGACATAGGTCTGCGACTCGTGCCATAAGCTCTGACATAGTGCCGGCGCGTAGAAGAAAAGTATCTTCGCGTCTGTCACCATCTCGCCGGCATCAAAGACCGCGGCGACGGCTTCCCTCGTCTCTGCGTTCGGTTCTACCCGGCGGTCGGTGTAACCATACTCCTCAACTATCTCCGCGGGGCGTTTGCCGGTCTTTTCACACGCATTTAAAATGCACTGTGAGACCGCCATTTTGCCATCAAACGGCTCGATTCCAGATTCAGCCATAACAACCTCGCATATAAGCTCTCGCTCGTCTGCGGTCAACCGGTAGCGTGCTGTGGGTATCTGCGCCGATACCGTCAGCTCGGGCGCAATAATCGGTTCTGTCTCCGGTATCGTGATTTCCTCAGGAACAGCTGCCGCCGCGAAAAGCAGGAAAAGCGCCAGTACTGCGGCAATTGTTAAAAATCCTTTTGTCATTTTGATGTCTCCTTTCTGTTTTTGCCCTTAGCTCACCATAAGACCAATGTCTCCGCGCTTGAACTGCTCAAGCCGGTCAAGCCTAATGTGGTACGAGTACGACCCGCTCGGATTTTTGATTGCGATACAGAAGGTGCATTTCCCCTCCCTCGCGAGCAGACGGATCTGATGCGGCGGTATGTAGATAACCTCTCTCAGGTACATTGACGCCTCGTCGACTGACATAAGTGCCATTTTTTTACGCATGGTGTTTTCCTCCTTCGGTCCTCAAAGGTCGAGTATTTTTGATATTGATGCGATGATCTTCTCGCTGTTGCAGCGTCCGGTAAGAATCCGGTTGAGGTAGCTGCTGTCTACAAAGAGCCCTGTGTCCCGGTTGATCTGCGATATGAGCCACTCCTGCGATGTATCCAGGTCTATCAGACGCTTTTTGACCTCTTTACCGAACTCCGTAAAACCGTATTTCAAAAAAAACACCTCCAAACTGTTGACAAATACAGAAAAATGTAATATATTGAGTTTGACGAGAACACAAATAACAGATTTCTGTCAACAGCTACATGATATTACAGAACACTGTAAAAGTCAAGGCGTTTGTTTCAGATTTCTGTAATTTGTGAAGCTTTACAAAAAAGGGTGCATAAAT